AGCTAATCCGTAACCGTTACCCGCAGTTATAAAACCAATACGATTAATTTTAGTACCGTTAGTTTTCTCAACGGTATTAAAATCACTATCGCTTGAATTAATACCAATAGGTACTCTTCCACTTCCCCACTGTGTCCATGTACCACCAAACAAAGACGCTGGCGAAGTTGGGCTAACGCTCATATAGATAGCGCCAACGGGATATGCAGTTAGTTTATCTGCATTTACTTGACTTTCTAAACTAGTAACCCTTGTTTCAATTTTAGTCGCTCTAGTATCTACTAATTTCTTTACGTGTGACCAAAGGCGGCTCAATCCCGTTTCTTCTAAGAATTTGTTATTTGCCATTAATTACACCACCTTAAACGCAAATTGCGTCAATTTCGGATGTAGTCAATGCCACCATGTCGGTTTTCTTCATATATCCCGATAAGTCAATTTGTTTTGTTCCCAATTGTTCCCATTTTGAATTAACCCAAATGAATTCGTCATAAATGTTTTGACCGCTTCCACTATTTGCTTTCAAATAAATCGTGTCGCTTTTACCCGTTTGAGGTAAAGCATCAACAACTGAATATTTGAATCCGCTAGCAATACCCTCTACCGCTTTGGTAATAGCACTTGATACTTGAGAAGCCGTTTGAAAACCACTATCATTAGTTACTTGTGATACTTTTGTTGGTACTGTTACATTAACACCTTTCGTTGTCACGGGTAACGCGCTACCATTAACCGATACATTTTCAATAACATTGACTTGTGCTCCCGTCGCAATAGCGCCCAATTTTTGTTTTTCTGCGGTTGTATAGTCGTTTGTTGATAAAACTTTGTTACCGTCTTTCAATACAAATTTTTCTTTAATTTTTCCCCATAAGGTTGTTACACCCGTTTGGTCTAAATACTTCGCCATATTCTCACTCTCCTATACTAATATTTTTAATAGTTCATCTTGTGTAATTGATTCAGCGTTATAATCATCGTAACTTGGGTCATATTCTCCACCGACTATTCGGTCAACGTCTTCAACGATCATGAAATTCGCTGAAATAGTTTTCAGTTCTTCGTGATATTCTTGAAAAACTTGTTCCATGTGCGTTTTGAATTCTTCTTGACCTTGCGACATTTGTTCGGCTAATTTTCGGATGTTTCCTAATTCGCTTAAAATTTGTTGCCAAATATCGTCGCTCGGTTCAGAAATACTCCCGCTAGTTATGACACCCGTTCCAATGTCATAGAATACCACTTCGCTTGTTTTAACTTTATCGTCTAATACTCCGAACACGCCAACGTAAATTCGTCCTTGTGTCCTCATTACTTCATGAGGAATTAAACAAGCATCATCTTTTAATACTTGCATATAAGGTTTGTCAATTTCACGATAAAAAACGGCGCTCTTCGTGAATCCTTCCCAATTTTCACCGAATTCAAATTGTGTTTCGATTGTGTTCACGTCACCGCTATACACGGGCGGTGAACTCGTGAATTCGATATTTTCATCGATAACCTTCAATTTAATTGTGGTCATATTTACCCCCCTTTTCTATAAAAATACTTTTCTTGATTCTTAATCGATTGAACTTGACCGTCTTTTTCATAGACTATATATTTTTTTAACCATGTTGTGACAAAATAAATGTCACCATGCGCCCATTTGTAATCGGCTTTGATGATTTTACATACACGCCCTAGTTTATATTTCTTGAATAACTCTTTAAGTTCTTTTTCCATTGTTTTTCTCCAACGTTTTTAAACAATCTTCATACACCTTTTTAAATGATTCAAAATCTTTTTCTTTGGTTTTTATAATTTGTTTGGTTTCATTGTTCATTTTAGTTGTTTCATCTTCGCCCAACGCCCATCTTGCACGTTGAAGCATGACACAACGACAATTAATATCTTCATGAGGAACACCAAATCCCGCGGGGTACATCGCTTGTTTTCCGTTCACTTCAAATGGGTCTTCGATTTCTCGAATTTGACCGTCCAATTTCACATGATTCGGACGTGTCTTTTTGTCAAGGGTCGAATCCCATTGTTTAACGACGTCCGCCCCTCGTTCCTTTGCTCCTTGTTGGGCGTGGAACGTTGCTTCTTGTTGAATTCGATGTCCTTCGGTTCGAGCGATTCGAATTGACCGTCTAAGTCCCATATTCGCTTTATTTGCGATGTTTCTTGCGATTATGTCATAAGAGTACCCGTTCGCGATTCCTCGACTAATTTCGGTGTTTATTTGCTTTTTAAGCGTATTTACATGAAAACCCAACGATTCATATAGTGATTTTGATAACTTCGTATCGTTTGTAATAGCTTTAATAACTTGTTCTTGGTCGATTGGAAATACCAATGGTATTCCTTGACCTTGTAAGTCATACATCGTCCCCAAAAAGCCGTCATAATAGCAATTCTTTAAATAATCTTGAATCGTTGTGTATTGATTCGCATTCATATTGTCTAAAATAGCTTTTATTTGCGATTTGAGCGCCTTTTGATACTCTATTTGATATATTTTACTTTGCGTTAATTTGTCGGCTTGTAATAGCTTTATTTTAAGGTTTATATCCTTTAACGCTTTGTTGTATTGGCCTTTAACTTTCTTGATGATAGCTTCTTCACTCTTTAATTGAGCCATCATCACTTCTTTTTGACGTTTATTCATCGACAACCACTTCTTCTAATTCCGATTGAGCATTTAAATTGTCGTCATCATTAGGTAATTTGCTTTTGATGTCCTCATAATTAATATCCAATATATCACAAATGTTTTGAACAATTGTTTCTTGGTCAAGTGTACTTGCAAGATTCAGTAATGTATTGATTTTGACTTGCTCCGTTTCGGCGTCTGTCTTTTCGATTGACGCGTTGTCACTTGCGTTTGTCATGACTTCACGTTCAAATTCAAAATAAACGTCCTTTTGTTGATAATCGCTTTCGTTGATTTGGTTTATTTCAGCTAATACCACTTTTAAAATCTTTCTCAAGAACTGTCTTAATCGTATTTCTAGTTTATTGCATTTCAAATCCAATAAAGCGTATCTTGACTTGATAACGATATTAGTGATATTTCCATCACCTAATTGTGCCGAATTAAAGCCCATTCCGAATCGATAGATATTCTTTTCATCAAGTTCTAGTTTTGTTTTTCTTGCGTCATATGGAACATCGACCGTTTTGAATTCAACACCGCCGTTTTCATCAACTCCGATGTGCTTCTTTGTTTTAGTATTTTGAATTAATTCTTCCATATTGTCACCTTGGAATCCACTTACAACGACCAAATATTCTTGTGCATCTTGTAAATTGTTAGACAAACCACAAGACATTAAGTCATAATCGTCGATTAACTCTTTGATTGACTTTAATCCGCTAAATTGCTTTTGACAATTGTCTAATCTAAAGAATGGGATAAATCCAAACCCCTCATAATACAATTCGTCACTATCCCCTTTCTTGTATAGGGTGTGAGGACGTGGGTTAATTTCAACACTTGTGTCGAGTTCAAGTTTTCCTTCTTCCTCTTGAACGTAAAAATAAGTTTGGTCTTTGTCCCAAACTTGAATTCTCTTAATTTTTTTGTTGTCCTTTGCGATTCTATCAACGTACCAATATATCACATAGTCGCATCCGTCTTGTGTGTCTTTTGCTCTTACTTCCACGACACCCAAAGAATCAGCACATTGAAACGCGATTCTATCTTCACTATTCTTGTAAGCATACATATATTCAAAGCCTTTTGTGATTGCACCCATTAAGACTTCATATAATTCACTTGTGAAATCCTCATTTTCATTAAAATAAGAATCTAACTCATTTTGTAATTCGGGAATATTGCTTTTTACAAATCCATCTTTTCCCGACAACATATATTGAACCTCTTGGTCTACCAATTCAGTAAAGAACGGGTGAGATATTTTAATATTACTTCTTGTCTTATCTTCCACAAGTTGACCATCGGCGTTGTAGTAGTACAAACGATAATTTCGAATATCGTGTTCACCTTCATAATATCTTTGACCAACTCTTGCAAATCGTTTCTTATCACTTGAAGTGTCTTCTTCCATAAATTGAATTATTTCTCTTTCTTTTAACATTCATTCACCCCCTCTAGTACAACCATTTATTTCCGATGATGTTATCTTCCAACGCATAACGCATAGCATCCATTAAGTGATTGAAGTCATCTATCGGCTTATTTAATTTGTTTCCAAATCTGTCTTCGTCCCAAGTGTAGTTTGAAATCTCCGTCAAGAAATTCGTACACCTTGGATGAATGACAATTTCTAAGTCTTGAATCCATTGAATCCCGTTCACGATACTGTCTTTTCCTTTTTTAGCACCTTTGATTCGAAGCCCTAAACCTTTTAATTCATCAATTGATTTTGGTTCGGCGCTATCTGCCGTGATTCTTTCTTTCGAATATCCCATCGCAACAATTTTATTGTTAATTGCTTTATTCGACATTCCTTTTTCGTACATTTCATCCCAAACGTACAATCTTTTATTCTCTATATCTAAAAAACCAACAAAAAAAGCCGTCGGGTCATTGGTATAACCAAAGTCCAAACCGCTTGTTGTTTTACAATGTTTAATTTGCTCAAGTGTGAACGCTTCTTCACGCCAATTCTCGTACACTAAACCATCAACGATTCCCCAATTACCTAAACCCGCAACGGCGTAACGTCTAGGATTGTTCTTTTTCATCGTTTCGAAAACTCGCTTGTCGGCATCGTCCAACCATTCATTGCACAAATAATTTGTCGTCATCGCAAGAATATTGTTTTCGTCGTCAACATCAAAGAATCGTTTTTTCAACCAATGATGTTCATTCCATGGGTTAAATGTGATAGTCCATTGCTTGAATAGTCCTTCGGGAACTTCACCACGGATTGATTCATCAAGCACGTTGAAATCGTCTTCGTTCATGATTTCATAGGCTTCTTCTAACCACGCCCAACACAACACGCCTTTTTCAACTGTGATTGATGTAACTTTCAATGGGTCATCTAATCCCCTAAAGTAAATCTTTTGTCCCGTGGGCTTATATGTGAGTTCTAGCGGGCTTTCTTTAACTTCCCACCACGCATCAACCTTTAATCGAGATATAACCCATTTTAATTCAGTAAAACATGAATCCTTTAACGTTCTGTATGTCTTACGAATAACAAGCAAATTCGCATCGGGATATTTCATCATGTTTGTTATATACCACAACGCGGTTGTTTTGCTTTTCTTTGAAGCACGTGAACCTTTACAAACACGATAACGCCCTTTAAAGTTCCAAAACGTCGCATAACCACGTCCAACAAGTTGTGGTAACGACAATTTAATTGCGTTAGTCTTCAAGGTTATCTTCTCCACTAATCACAATAGGGATTGCACCATCGATTTTTACTTTGTCGCTTAAAATTCCATATCTTTTAGCTAATAATTCACCCGCTTTGAGCCTTTCCCGTTCGTCGGGTGCTTTTAGCATTCTTTTTGCTTCGCTTACACCGTCACCGCAACCCTCAACAACAACGATTTCACTTCGTGATTCACCGCGCATAACACTTGTCAAATAGCGCAATACCTCGTCTTGTAAAGCAATTAAATTGTCTTCTTTCTCTTTCATTCTTTTTTCGATGTATGCTTTTATGTTTGGTTTTGTTAAGTTTTCATTTGCAATGTTTCTAGCCGTTTTCGGTGAATATCCCGCCCTAATAGCTGCCTGTGTCGCATTCAAGTCAATAAGATATTCATCACAAAAACGCTTTTGTTTAGCTGTCATTCTAGTTGCCATCATGCAACACATCCTTTCATTTTGATTTAATTCACATTTATTCACTCATTAGATACAACTATTAATATTAGATTTTATAAAATTCAGGAGAACAATTTCAAAATGAAAAAAAAACACTTCACACGGGAATTATTATTTTATAGCTGGCATTATTATTTGTAATGTTAATAATAGTTGTATCAAATCAGCAAACAAAAAAGGGCTATCAAAATATTTGACAACCCGTTGTTCTTATATACTGTTTTATATGTAAGGAGTAACCCCCTCACAACACATATACCTTAACTATATTTATTCACTATAATCATTATAACATAATAATATGCAAAGTCTACAACAATAAAATGCACTAAAAATGCAAGTTGTCAAGTCCTTGTTACTATGTGTATAATTCTTTAATTACATCATCACTAAACAGGTATATTGATAGCTTTTTTACTAGTCTGTTTTTATTCCTTCCTACCGTTGTTTCATTTATTGGTGTTGCCCATTCTTTAGATACTACATAATGCTTCTTACCTTCAAAGTAGCACTTTTCAATGACTTCATAATAAGGATCACCTTTAATTGTCTTTAAAGCATTATCAATCAACTTTATAAAGTTTGATGTAACTGCAATAGATGATTCTAATTCAGCAATAGCTGCATCATTCTTTTCCTGTTCTGATGGTATATACTTAAATCCAGTATCTTGGGGCATAGGAAGAAATGAACAGCTTGTTTTTGATATTCCAACTTGTTTAATTTGTTCAATCATTTCCTGTTTATCCTTTACAACTTCTTTAAAGTTGTTGTAATTATATAAAAGCTGCTCTGTTTTTTGATATGTATTCATATCACTTTTTTTAATCATTTTTTGCTTTAATAACTCATTAACCGTTTTTGAAACAGTATCATTGATAAGCTGTTCAGCTTCTTTTTTAGTAACCGTTTTTACCATTGTTAAGCAGTACCCCCAACTCAATTTCCAATTTTCTAATATATTCATCAATGATGATTTTTGAACATTTAGGTTTTACAAACTGCCTCTGCTCATAAAGATTCAATAATTTAATCATCAGTACTTTTTTGTGTTCCATCATCTTTCACTTCCATTCCAATTAGCGCATTGCACTGGAAAGAAACGGTTTTCTTCAAATTTCCCAATCCACCCAAAAGTACAAACTCTTATCTTTTTATTTTTACTTATTTCTTTTATAAGATATACAGATTTATAAATACTATCATAAACCCACATACCAACTTTCAAATCTTCAAATTTGTATGGTTTAGGATTATAGACATCGCTCAATTCACAATCTATTGCTTGACCACAATTTGGGCAATAATCATAATCATCATAATCTACCTCATAATAATGGTGGCAATTAGGGCAAATCCAAGTGTCATAAATTAGTTCACCATTTTCATCATATCCATCCGCCTCATAAAACGGTTTCTTAGGTACAGCTTTATCAACCAATTCTTGTAATAAAATACGATCCATTACAATTAGATCACAGTTACAATTACCATTTTCATCGAAATAATCATTTTCACAAAGTCTATCTAACGCTTCTTGATATTTACTTTCCATTTTCCAATCACCTCACAATTACTTAATATTTCATCGATGTTGTAAGGTTCTTCATCTTCCCATTTAACAAAACTAAATGTTGACTTGAACATGCCTACATAATCACAACTACTAAACCACGTTGAATTTAACTTTTCAGGTTTTTTATATTCTTCTAATAAGT